AGTGCCGGTCAGGGTTAGTCCGGGATTGGTTACGGTGTAGGTACCGGGTGTTACTGGCTTTTCAGGCGACACGATAACGGTAGTTGTAGTTCCTACTAAACCGTTGAGGGTAATCCAAGTTTCAAGAGCTGCAAACGAGCCGTAAAGAGACAAGGTAAGCGAGTGATCTCCGAGGCCTTTTACGTATTTGTTATCCACATCGCCGAATGCTGTAGCGGTAAGTTGCGCGTAGTCGATAGAAAAAGTAGCGGCGGTGCATTGGTCGGAAATGTCCACCGAGTTTACTATTACGTGTGGGTTGCTTAGAAGTGTGCTAGTAGCCATAGGGGTTAATCCTTTGTTTCGGTTTCTGTGTCGGTGTCTGTCTCTGTTTTAGCAGATTTAGCGGCCTTAGTGGTGGAACTTTGACCGATGAAACCGCCAGCTACTAAAGCGTCGATATTTGCGCCGGCGTATCGTTTGTCGTTGGGGTCAAATTTTGCCCCTACGGTGCCTAGACGTTCTGAGAGAATTACGTACATTTTGTGCCTAACTTGTTTGCGCTTGAATGTTTATGTTTAGATCGTAGGCGGGTAGCTCTACCCCGCCGATAATAGCCATAGTTGGGCGTCCATCGGTGACACCTACAGATGCGTTTAATACTTTGGCGGCAATGTTCATTAGCGACCGTTGGGCGTCTAGGTTGCCGGGGCCTAATGTGATGCACCGTACGGGGAACGACATTTTAACTATGTTGCCGTTGTAGGCCTGAAATGTGGGGGCGTCGATAAAGACGCAAGGCGGGACAAGGTTGCGCGGGTCGGTTACTACTTGTAGCCCGGTGATTGTTCCAAGTTTTGCCGCTAGGTCGTCTAGGCACTCGTTAAATAGGTCTGTAAAGGCGACTACGGGCATTAGGCGAGCGTTGGGCGGTCAATACCCAATAGTTGTTTAATGGTGCCGTTAAGGCCGTTGGTGCTGGCAACGCCGTAGCCGTCAAAAGTAGCCATATCTTGTAGCCCGCCGCGCTGACGATACAACGCCCCGCCGTATTGGGTTGTCCCGAGTTTTACGGCCCCGTTGGGTGCTGGCGTTAGTAGATCCTGATACCCGGCGATTTTTCTACGGGTAAAACAAAATTCGTTTGCGGCAGCTGCGCACACGGTTAAAAAAGCCGCATCGCCGGCGGTTGCTGTGCCGATGCCTAACCAATCTTCAATATCGGTAGCGGTAATCCAAGTACACGCGACGAGATCATTAGCTACGGTGCCGGTAGTTGCGCTGCGTTCTACGTTGTCGGCCGTTAGTGCGTAAATGATTTGGTACGGCACCGGTTGGTTGTAGTCGTACTCTAAATCGCCTTCGTCGCTAACACCCGTAAAAAGATATTCGGGTGTTGCGTATACGGTGCGTGATCCGTTAAATGTGGCATTTACCCCGGCGACGGTGACTACATCGCCGGGGTCTATGTCGTGTTGCTCAAGTAACTGTAAAGACGCGTAATTAGTTATTAGCGTTTTATGCGTGACTGTGTAAATAGCCATTGGCGGCTAACCGCCTTTCAGGCTAAACGAACTTGACGAATTTTGTAGCGTCTCTCATGCTGCCTGCGGCATACCCTCTAAAAGCGATGGTCCGAGATAATGAGGACGGTACATCGATACTAATTGCCCCTTTGGGCTGCTCGAAGTAGTGGTAACCAGCGGCCGGGCCTGCTGCGTGTCCCATGAACGAGCCGGGTGCGTTCTTGTCTACGACAAGTACAAGGCCTAGCGGGTTGCCGTTCCATGTGTTAGCTGCTGCGTTGCCTGCTGCGTTTTGTCCCATGAGGTTAGGTGCGCCCGTGTATGGAAATACCGGACGATTTTGATCGTCTACGCTGCTTGAAAGAGCCGCCCAACTCGTGGGCGTTACGAACATGTGGCTAGGCAAATAGTTCGAGCTTTCAGAGATTTGGCGCGCGCCGTCGTAAACGGCTGCTACCCAATCTGCACCTACGGCGGTGTCGGCTACTGAACTTGTTTGTGTAATTGCGGCATGGCAGTTGTCAATGGCGTAATTATCCGTGGCCTGTCCATAGGCGATAGCGAGTTGCTCTAACACGATATTGAGACTGGCCGGGTCTGTCCAATCGAGATCCTGCTCGGACATTGTTACGTATGTACCGAATGTAAGTTTAGAAACGTCGGTATTTGACACGGTAACGGTCGAAGGGTCAAGCGTTGTATTTTCGCCTGTTGGCTGCTGCGTTACGACTGGTCGTACCGTAATTTTTGGAAGGCGGAACGTTGCGCCAGCTGTAGGCATAGCGCGAGTACCGATAGCCGACACGAACGGGCGGATAGGATTTAGCCCGTCATACACGGTACCGGTGATGATCTCGGGCAAAATGCCGGGTGTGCTAGAAGTGTCAATAAAAGGCGCGGCGGCTTTAATCTGTGCGTTAATTTGCGCAAATTCCGACGGGCTAGACGCATAGGCGGCCATGTATTGCGCGGCGCTAGGCATAGTAAAACGCTTAGGCGCTTCGGCCCAAATTGGCGCGGTTGGTGTTGCTGCTTCTACGGCTGCTACTTCGGGTGTCTTTTCCATTTCGGGGGTTTCCTCATCTAGTGGGTTTTCTTGATTATTGTCTAAATCGTCGGGGTTGTGGTGGATACTTGCCGACGCGTAAACCTCGGTTATTTTGGCGGCGTTAAATGCCGGTTGTGGCACTAAAGAAATCTCGTCGATTACAGCTGCCGTGATGCGCATTACGCCGGCGTCGTCGGTCGTCCATTGCTGCGGTGAGATACCTACGGACACGTCGAGTACGCCGTCTGCTGAAAGAGTCAATGCGGTATCTCCGAGAGGGGTAGCGCTAATGCGGGCGGAAAATAAAAGTTCGTTAGGGCTTGAGTTATCGAGCTGCGTAACGATGCCGACGGGTTGGCTCGAGTCGTGGAACATGTAAACGCGTGGCATGCGATCAGGGGCCGAAAGGCTGCCCGGCTCAAATAACACCGTTTCGCCCGAGCTAACACTTGCGGTTACGCCATAGGGGGCGGCAATGCCCATAATTACACGCTGCCCGGTACGGCTGCCGTCCGGTGCTGCTGCGTCTACTGTGATTGCGGTAGCGGTTAATTTAATCATTAGCTCAAAGGTACTCTAACTGTTTCTTCGATTGTTGGCATTTCGTCCGGCATTTCCCCGCCGTAGCCACCCAAATAGTCGGCCGCTAAATACTGTTTAGGGTTTAGCCGTACGTAGGTACCGCGCGGTAGTACGTTGTCGCCGCTCAATGTCTGCGATATGCACTCGCTGTAGGCCTTGCATGCAAATAGCCATAGCTGTTGGCGGGCGTCGGCGTTGTTTGAATAATTGTAACCACCGATAGACAAGTTGCATAAAAAGCCGGGGATATTGGCTAGGCGTGACATTTCGAGCGCTTGAAAGTTGCGGGCTTCGCTTAATAGCATTTTGTCCGGTGTTGCGCTGGTTTCGCTGTATGTCAAGTGTTCCGAGATCGCGGCAACGCTGTTAGACATGCGGGCCACGTTGAACGATTGCGCCATTTGTGCTAATTCTTCGCTGCTTAAAGGCTGGCCGCCAGTTTGTTTAAGGACGCCGGAAGGCTGCACCGCTACCGCGTTACGGTTTGCTGCTTGCTCGAGCTTTAGCGCCGTGTCGATAGCGCGCGGGGCGACAGTAGTTAGCGCTTGAATAGGGCTAATGAATTGTACGACGTCTTTGTAGTCAAGCGGTAAACCTAAAAACATAAGTTGTTTAGACGGGCCGAAACTTACGTTACCTTGCTGATCCAAAGTGGTTACAAGGTTTGCCGGCAAACGCTGAAACGACGCGGGGTAGCCGTCGGCCGTCCTAGTTTTGACGTGTAGGTAGCCCACGCCGAAAAAAAATAAATCGTCAAATAACCATGAAAGCGTAAAGTTGTTTGTGTTGTCCGGGTCTAGCCGTTGTAGCCAGCTGCGGGGCGCTAATGGTATTTCTTCCATTTCTTCGCCGTTCCATTGCAAGGTATACATTTCAAGCGGTAGGCAACCAATGACCGACGCGATTAGATCACGGGCGCGGGAGATAGTCGGTACTGACATACAACGGGCGCGCGCTGCGTCGTCTGCGTATGCGTAATACGGTGGCCCAATTTGGCTAGCGCCTTGATTGCCTTGCTGTTGATATCCGTAACCTACAGCGGCTTTTACTTCCGGTTCGGCTATGCCGTAAACGGGTTTGGGGTCGCGTCGAAATAAAGCCATAGGCGCATTATGCCACAAGGTTTAGCCGTTGGGGTGGAATTGGGGCGCCCGACGCGCCCCAAAACCGATCTAATGCTAACCGTTAGAGAACGCGACAATAGGTTTAGCGTTATTGGCCGGGCGTGAAACCATCGCAACAGCGAACACCATAGCGCGGGCCATTTCGATAGGGCCACTAGATCGGGCCGATGATAAAGCTACGGTTTGCTGGTGGCGTACAAGTACTGCGCGTTCGGTTTGCTCTACTAAAGATATTTCGCCTGAATGTGCTACGCGACCTTCGACAATTAAAGCGCGTACGCCTTGCGTCCATCGGCCTAGCTCGCGGTAGCCAACAATGGCGCGGCGGCTGTCATATTCCCGAGGGCACGAGATTTCAAACGGCGGGGTAATAGTAAGAGATAACGACGGGTCGCGCATTTGTTCCGCTATGCGTTCCCACGCTGCCGCAAGGCTGTCCACGTCAAAAACAACAGTAACTAGCGACCGGTTGCCGTCCTGCACGGCGCGCACCCCGACATAGCGCGTACCGTCTAACGAAGTTTCTACGGATAATGTCCCGCCTTTAGGTATTGGGTCGGTCGTAGCGCACGACGCAAATAAACCCGGCTCGAGCCATGCGGTGCTACTGGCCACCCAAATATTCACAGAACTTCGTAAAAAGGCCGACCGGTTCGGCGCTTTAGCTTCGGCGTGTAAAACGTCAATAGTTAAACCACCACGACCAATAGACGGGTTAGCCATTTTCCATGCCTCGGGGCTCATTGGGTCAAGAGTCGCCGGGGGCGACCATTCGGCAAAATACATAGGGCCAACTTCGCCGGCGTCAATCTGCCGCAAACCCTGACCGCGCCAACGTAAAAGCGCGTGGCTGTTCTGTGTACCAGCTGTAGAAACCATAAGGCAAATAGGGTTAGTTACGGCGCGTTGCGTAGGAAGTAGCCCGGTGTCTTTTGCATCTTCGGAAATATCCCAACATTCATCTATATAAAGAAATGACGCACTATAGCCGTGACCGGCTTGGGGCGTAGCTGCTCTAACGATCCACCGGTGCCCGTGTATCTCTAGTTCGTTACGGC